CTGCGACTGGCGGCCTTGACCTTTCGTTTTTCTATGTCTCGAAAAACTGGATTGATGCTGGCGGCGGGGTTTATCGGTACAAGTACCAAGCCGACACCGACAGAGCGATATTTGACGATTCGCTGATGGTGACGGGTCTAAAAGTACAGTGGAAAGCCTCTAAAGGACTTGACCCTGGCTTAGACTTGCCGGGGTTTATAAACATGCTTGACACGATTAAAGCACAGGACAAGTCGGCACCAAAACTTACACTCGGCGGTTTGCCGCGCAATATATTGCTGACTGAGTGGAACATACAAGACGGCAACTTCCCGAGCTAGTCATGGACAAAAAAGCCCTTATTAAAGCACTACGCGATACCGCACAAAGCGCCTCGAACACCATAGCAAGCGGTGTCTCTGCGCCGGTGGACTTAATAGCCGCTGGGCTTCGCAAAATGGGCGTACCTGTTCCTGAGAATGCGTTGGGAGGCTCGCGCTGGATGGAAGATGTAGGCTTGACCATTCCAGTACAGGATGGAATACCGAAAACCGTAGGCGAAACTTTGGGGATGATTGTGCCTATGGCGGCCACAGCCAAAGCGCCACAAATAGCGGCAGGTGCTAACCGCGCAATTGAAAACGCTATGGCACCAGCTACATTAAACACCCCTGGCTTTGCTGGACAACGCGGGGCGATTGTATGGCACGGTAGCCCACACAAATTCGACCGTTTCGACGCAAGCAAGATCGGAACTGGCGAAGGCGCGCAAGCGTATGGGCATGGGTTGTATCTGGCAGAGTCGCCGGATGTGGCAAAAGCATATCAAACAGCATTAACACATTCTGATGATTACGTTGATGGGCAATTGCTTGATTCAGGAATTCCCAAACATTTTTTGGCGCGCATATTGTCTGACGAATCTGGAAATGTTGAAGCTGCGCGGCAGTCTCTTGCTGTATTAGCTAGACCGGGAGGGGCAAAATCCGTTACCGATTCCGCAAAACAAGCATTAAAATTATTAGATGCTGGCGAGCGCCCAATAGTAAAAACTATTAAACCAGAAGGCGCGCTTTACAAAGTAGACCTACCAGACGAAGCTATAGCAAAAATGCTGGATTGGGATAAGCCATTAAGTCAGCAAGCACCGGAAGTGCGGGCGGCGCTACTAAAGTCAGGCGACAAAACAATAATTAACGCTATAAACGATGCGCCTGTTAATCGCGGCGACTATTGGGAATATGGCGGCAATACGTACGCGACAAAGCGTGAAGCATTGGAAGATGCAACTGGGTTCAATATAACTTCAGGAAGAACAAACTTAGGCAACACTCCCCAAGCCGTTTCTTTGCGACTCAATGAGCTAGGTATCCCCGGCATTCGATACTTAGATCAAGGCAGTCGCGGCGCTGGCGCTGGCACTTCAAACTTTGTGGTATTTCCCGGAAATGAAAACATGCTCAGAATATTGGAGCGCAACAATCAGCCATTAGGCTTAATGGGCATCAAATAATGGCAACAGCACGCGCTACCTCTATTCCCGCCCCAGTTGGTGGTCTCAATGACCGCGATAGCATTGCCGACATGCCTGCTCAGTACGCGCCCATTCTTGAAAACTGGTGGCCATATCCGGGTTACTTAGGCATCAGAAAAGGTAGCGCAAACCACGTTACCGGCTTTACAAACCCAGTGCAAACGCTGGTTGAGTATCTTCCAACGTCAGGCGTATCTAAGCTATTTGCTGCGGCGGGTGGGTCTATATTTGACGTTACAACCGCTGGAACGCTTGGCGCGGCAGTCGTTACCGGCCAGACTTCGGCTCAGTGGCAAGATGCTAACGTGACGACCGCTGGCGGGTCTTTTCTGTACTTAGTGAACGGGGTAGATAAGCCTCAGTTATTCAACGGCACCACCTGGACGGCCATTGATGGTGCGTCGTCGCCTTCGATTACTGGCGTTACAACTACCAGCCTGGTGCATGTTTGCGTGTTTAAGTCGAGGTTGTACTTTGTCGTTAAAAACAGTATGACGGTGGCATTTCTGCCGGTTGGTCAGGTTGGGGGCGCTGCTGGCACTCTTGACTTGTCAAGCGTGTTTAGAAATGGCGGTTCAATTCAGGCTTGTTATACATGGACGGTTGACGCTGGCTCTGGCGCTGACGATCACTTTGTCGTGCTATCTACTAATGGCGAGGTAGCGGTTTATCGAGGAAGCAATCCAGGTGCGGGCGGTGATTTTTCGATCATTGGCGTGTTTCAGCTTGGGCGACCACTAGGCAGACGATGCGCGGCAAAGTACGGCGGCGATCTAGCTGTTAATACGACCGAGGGTGTATTTCCTTTAGGCAGAGGGTTATTGTCCGCAAGTGTCGATAGACGAGTGGCTTTGACCGACAAAATACAGAATAGTGTCTCAATAGCTGCCAATTCTTTCTCGTCAGCATTCGGGTGGCAATTGTGTCTTTTCCCCGAAGAAAACATGATGTTATTGAACGTACCGGCAACCGGCGGGGCGTATCAGTTCGCACAAAACACAATTACTGGCGCATGGACTAAGTTCACCGGCTGGAATGCGAACGTGTTGTTGCGTGCCTCAACAGGGCTTTATTACGCAGACAACACCAAAGTCTACAAAGCGTGGGTGTCTAATGTTGACGTGTCCGCGCCTATTCAATCTGACTGCCTGACCGCCTTCGGTTACTTTGGCAACAAGGCATTCAATAAGTATTTCACCATGGTGCGCCCGTACATTTTAACAAGCGGAAACCCGACTGCTGTTTACGGTCTGAATACAAACTATCTGGCACAAGACCCACAAGGTACGTTAAGTTTTGTCGCACCTACGGGTATGGTGTGGGGTTCAATGACATGGGGTTCAATGGTTTGGGGCGGCGGGTTACGTTCGACGACTGGCTGGAATACTGTCGGGGCGGTGGCAAACTCTGCCGCACTAAGGCTTAAAGTGCAAAATAACGGGGCAGAAGTACGATTCACCAATGTCGATTATGTCTACCAGCCTGCCAACTCTGTTTTATAAGGCTAAATATGTACACTTTTCATGAAGCAAAAATAGCAAACAATTTGCCTGATTTTTGCCGATTGACGAGTGAGCATTACCAAGAAATGAAAGAACGATTAGAAAAAGATGGCATAAAAATTTCGCCATTTAATCCGCAACTAGACAGGTACATCAAATTTAATAATGATGGCTGGTTAAAGTTTTTTATTGTAAAACACGACGCTGAATGTGTCGGATATTGTTTGATTTATATTACCAATGATATGCATAACGGTGATAAAATAGCTAAAGAAGATGCGTTATTCGTTACCCGAAACCATCGGAATGGCATAGGAAAGAAATTAGTGCAGCATGTATTGGCTGAACTAAAAAAACTTGACGTTCAAAAAGCCTATTGTACAGCCGTGACTGACTTAAGAGTTAGCAAGTTATGGCAAAGAATGGGGTTTAAGAATATGGCAACCGAAATGGTTTATGAATTGAGGTAAATATGTGCAGCTCTAGCCCACCCCCCGCACCCGACTACGAATCAGCCGCTAAAGAAACCGCACGAGGCAACTTAGAAGCTACCCGCGCAGCAGTTCGAGCAAACCGCGCTAACCAGATAACACCGTGGGGAAGACTAACCTGGCGGCAAAACCCGACTGGCGGCAGAATAAATTACGACGCTTACAACAAAGCATTGCAATCGTATAATCAAAGTCGTTTTCCTTCGCAAACTGAAAATGATTGGCAAAATTTAAGCACAGAGGAAAGGGTTAGGCTTAGAAAGGGAGGCTCATTAGGTGCGGCAAGCCAACAAGGACAAGCTCAAGGAATTGCTCCAAGATTCGAAGACTTCATGGAATACGACCCAGATTCAGGATGGGAACAGACAACCGAACTTACACCCGAAGCACAAGCCGCGTTAGACCAACAACTTGCCCTGAACCGTAAGTATGGCGAGGTGGCTAATTTAGGCTTTGACCGTGTACGCTCGATATTTGAAAACCCGGAGCTTGACGTTGGTGCATTACCAAAACGAGCTATTGACGTAGGCCAAACCGCGCAAGAAGCGTTACTGGCAAGGCTTAACCCGCAGCTACAGTCTCAAGAAGAAGCCACACGGCAACGACTGGCAAACACTGGCATTGGACTAGGCTCAGATGCTTTCTCGCGTGAAATGGCAATACAAGGCCAGCAAGCTAACGACTTGAGACTACAGGCTGCATTACAAGGCATAAACCTTGACCAGGCTAACCGCGCTGCTGCTTTACAAGAACAAGCCTACCTACAAGACAGACCGCTTAATTTGATAAATGCCCTACGCGCAGGAAACCAAGTACAAGCCCCGCAGTTTCAACAGTTTGCACAACAGGCAACCACACAAGGGCCTGATATGCTAGGCGCTGCACA